TTTGAGTAATACGTATGATTTCCGCTGTTTGAATGAACCTCATAATCTGCGATTATCAAGAATACAATTTGGACCTAATTTATTTTCTTATGGTTACGTGTCTAGAGTTGATATACTTAGGTACGCACTATATCTTACACATGCGGGGGATAGGAGAGCTAATTACACATACAGACCTAACTCTATAGTTAAGAAGTGGTGTACTGGTGAGTCAAGTCCACCTATATCTAGGGTGTCTTCAGCTCATCTACGACATGTTTCAATTTATGAAGTCAGGAAATTAGGATTAGATTTCTTTATTACCGGAGGCAGGTCCTGGATATTACAATTAATTAATACTCTTAGTGGATTAGGGATGCAAGAAGCTCTCTTTGTAGGGTTGTTAACATGGGTTGCTAGCTTGCCGGATAATATAGCAACTTTAATAGCACAAAGCTCCATCTGGACATGGAAATTTGATAGTATAGAACAATTCGCTAAACGCATCAAAGATGATTTCTCTCTCAGACTCAAAGCTCTTCAAAACAATGTTGACGTTGACCTCACTCCTTTCTTTGAATTTGAAGTGCTTGTAAACCGGGGTCTTGGAGCTGTTGACTGGGTCCAGGAACGGGAAAATAGAACTAAGCCTAATCTATGTAATATTAACGGGGCTGAGATCTATTCTAGAGCAGTATTGTTGTTTCAGCAAATACGAGATCGAGGTGCTAAACCTAAGAAGACCACTTGGGAAGATTATTGGGCTATGCGTTGGGCTTGGTCACCTACTGGAGCTTATCATTCTCAATATGAGGAAGATAAAGAGTATATAGCAAGTGACCGGTCCCTTAAGCACAAGTTTTATTCATTCAATCGTATGCCGGCATACCCTTTTACAAAGTTTTCAAGAAGGCGAGCTGAAATGGTAGCTTGGTCATCCACCAAATATGAATGGGGTAAGCAGAGAGCAATATACGGGGTTGACGCTACCAGTTTCATAATGGCTGGATACTGTATGCCGAATATTGAAGAAATGTTATCAGAGAAATTCCCTATTGGCCAATCGGCTAATGAAGAAAATGTAGCTAAGACGGTCCAACAGGTATTGGCTAA